GTAGAACTAATCATAGACGAAACAGAGGACATATTCGGAATACAGGCTATCAGCTTAGTATCTAATCCAGCTATTGAGAGAGGTTGGGTTGCTATGTCAAAAGACAAGTTTGTATCACTAGCAAAAATAGATGAAGAAAAAAGAACGCTTATAGGCGTTGCTCTTATTCCTGACAAACAAATACCAAGATTCGACCAAGAAAAAAACGAAGACTATCTAGTATTCTTTTCTAAGGAAACTATCGAAAAAGCACAAGAGCTATTTATGAATGGTTTAAAAAACAATAATGCAACAGTAGAACACGCAAAAGATGTTGATGGTGTTAGTGTTATAGAAACATGGATAAAAGAAGACAAGAACGACAAGTCTAATTTGTATGGCTTTCAAGACGTGCCAGTAGGTAGTTGGTTTGTAAAAATGAAAATATACAACGACGAAGTTTGGCAAGAAGTAAAAGAAAATAAGTTGAGAGGTTATTCAATAGAAGGCTATTTCGTTGATAAGGTAGTAGAGATGCAGAAACAAGACATTTTAGACCTAGCAGAACAATGTACTGAGTGTCAAGAAAAAGAGCTATTAGAGGGCATAAAAGACATATTATTAAACGCAGAATTAAAGCCAGATAAGACATTAGATGGTACTCCTGTTTATAGAGATATAGAAAAAGCAGAGTTATATGGTGAGCTATTCTTTGACTGTTCTGGTAGCCATGCACACGAAATAGATGGCGAAACATTCTACATGGGTTGCAAGACACACGCAGAATTGTTAAAGAAACGAAAAAAGAAAATTAAGTATAAGTCAGCACAATACAGAACTAAGGATATGGCTAAATACTCATGGGATCAATGTATGCGTGACCAAATGCGAGAATATGGAAATGAAGAAACAGCTGCTAAGGTCTGTGCTGCAATAAAGAATAAAACTGTTAATCGATAGTTTTTAAATTTGAAAAGGAACAATAAGTAATAATTAATATATATAAAAAAAGATTCAAATGGACTCATTAAAAAAAATTAAAGAACTATTAAAGTTTACAAAGAAAAAAACATATAAGATAAATATGTACGCAGAAGCTATCCTAGACGATGCAAGAGTAATTGCAACAGACTCAGAACAATTTGAAATTGGTGCTGAGGTTTACGTTATTAATGACGAAGGTGCAGTTGAGAGTTTAAGCGAAGGCATCTACACTATGGAAGACGGATCAAAAATAAGAATTGATGCAGACAGCACAGTAGCAGGTTTTGGCGAAGAAGAAGAAGTAGTAGTTGAAGAAGAAGTTGTAGAAGAAGAATTGTCAGAAGAAAAAGAAGAAATGGCAGAACATTCAGAAGCAGAAGAAACTGACTGGGCTAAGACATTTGAAGAAATGAAAGACCGAGTTGCTGAATTAGAAAAAGCAGTATTCGGTGAAAAGGCAGCTGAGGACACAGAAGACTTAAATAAGACAGAAATGTCAGCTGAGATAATTGGTGAGTTAACAACAGAAATTGAGTCACTAAAAGCAAAAATAGTAGAACTTAGCGAACAACCAGCAAGTGAAGGTGTAAGTGTTTCACCTAATACAAACACAGAACCAGTAAATTTGTCAAAGCTTTCAGTTAAAGAAAGAGTTGCTTATTATATAAACAAAAACTAATTAATTATTTTAAAAATGAAAAAAGATATTTCAAAAAAATATGAGATGGGACAGTCTGTAACATCTAATTACGCAGGTGAGGCAGCTAGTGGATATATATCAGCAGCTTTACTTTCAAATCCAACTATTGCTAACAACGAGATAACATTATTAAACAATGTTACTTACAAAGCTAATTTAAGAAAAATTACAGTTGCAGGTGCAGCTGGTAATTTGATGGCTGACAATACTTGTGCGTTTACTGATAGTGGAACTGTTACTTACGCTGAAAGAGTGTTAACTCCTAAAAAATTAGACGTAAATACTCAAATCTGTAAAGCTGAATTCCTACAATCTTGGGAAGGAGCTAATATGACAGCAGGATTAAATGGTACATTGCCAGTTGAGTTTGCTGACTACATACTAGGTCAAACAGCTGAAAGAGTTTCTCAAGAAATTCAACAATCTATTTGGGACGGAAACGGAGCTAATGATGGTCAATTTGATGGCTTTAAATTATTACTAGCAGCTGATGGTGATGTTAATGACGTTGCTGCAATTGGTGGTGGTTTAGATGCAGCTAACATTGTTGCTGAACTTGATAAAGTTGTTGCAGCTATACCAGCAGCAGTATACGGAAAAGATGATTTAAAGATTTGGATACCAACAACAGCTCTACAATTCTACATACAAGCTCAAGCGACACTAGGTTATGTAAATAGATATAACATGGGTACAGACTTTCCATTATCTTTCAATGGTATTCAGATATGTCATGCACCAGGCTTAGCAGCAGATACAATGGTTGCTGGAAGAACATCAAATATGTTCATGGGAACTGATGGTTCTACATCAGAAGTTAGACTTCTTGATATGGCTGAATTAGATGGCTCAGACCACGTAAGAATCATTATGCGATTTAACGCAGGTGTTAACTACGCATTCGGTTCTGACATGGTATTATACGCTTAATACTTTTAAATGGGGGTTGTAAAAAACCCCCTTTTATTTAACTTTTAATAATAAAATAAATGGCTAATAAATTATATAATTTTGCTTGTGACATTAATGCTGGAAGAAAAATTGGCTGCAAAGATGTGATTGGTGGCATTAAATCTGTTTTCTTACTTCCTTATGATGAGGACTTATTTTCAAAATTAGCTTTTGATGGTACGTTTACAAGTGTTATTGACGACATTACTTCTACTCCTGATGTTGCAACTTTCAAATTTGACGTAAGAACAGAAACTTCTAGCTTTACAAATAACATAAATAGTGACGATGCAAATGGGACATATTTCAATGAACAAGTAATAGAGTTAACATTGCAAAAAATAGCAGCACAAGACTTACCAATGATAGATATTTTGGGGGGTGGTCGAGTACAGGCTTTTGTGTTAGACAACAACGACAACACTTTTCTTTGTGGCACATTATTTGGAATGACTTTAACAGCAGGAGCAATGCAAACAGGAACAGCTAAGGCTGATTTGACTGGCTTTACTATTACTTTAACAGGTCGAGAGCCTAAAACATATATGCTTAATAGAACTGCTGGAGTAGGCACAACAAACTATCCGTTTGATGCTTTAACTCCTAATGCACAAATAAGTCAAACAGCAGGTACATATCCAGCATAAAAAATTGTTTTTCTATTCTGTTTTAAAAGAAGGGGCTATATGTCCCTTTTTTTATTTAGTAAACAAAAAAGAATTAATTATATTTATAAAAAAGTAGAACTATGATAACAGTTAAAAAAGAATACTTAGAACGCTATATTGGTAGCAGAAATTTAACGCTTGGAGAAATGAATCAAGGTCAGTTAAAGTCTGTTCAAGATAGGTTTGGTGACAAGTATTTTGAAACAGCAAAAGAAACTAAAAAAACTAAAAAGAGTGATACAAGCGATAGCTGATAAAGACCAAGCTCAAACACTTAATACTGTGTATTTGATGTTACGTGATGAGATGCTAAACAATACTTATAAGCCTCTTATTGCTATACAAAGTCAAATGACAAATACGTTCGGTTATTTTATTCCAACTACATGGGATATAACAACAAACCCTTCTAGGTATGGTAAGATGACATTTTCTACAACTAATACAGGAGAAGGGGGTGCGACTACAGGTTTGGTTACAGTTGGAACACCAACACGTCCATTTGGCTTATATAATGTTACTATATATGAAAATGTTTCTAATGATAATGTAGATGTTAACTTAGTTAGCACAGTAATATATGAAACAATGATGTATATTAAAGCTGTTAATAATGACAATGTAGAATTTAAAGAGGTTGGGTTTAAAACTAATTCGCCTATATTTATAACTAATCCACTTCCATAAGATGGCAAAAAATAAATCAAAATACAATATGTCAGTAGTGAATATGTCACACTACAACATACCACATATAATAGAAAAAGATGGCAAAAACTACATATCTTTTGGATTAGACAATCTATACCCACAGTACCTTATTGAGCTATTTACTGGCTCAGGTATTAATTCAGCTATAATAAAGGGGGTTGCATCAATGATAGCAGGTGACCAACAAGGAACATATCAAGGTCTTGATGTAGTTGATAAAGACATATTAGAAGGGGGTGAAAAAGAGCAATATTTACAGTTTGCTAAGTTAATGAATAAAGGCGACAGAAACACCCTTAAAAACTTAGCTTTTGATTTAAAGCTATTTGGAACGTGTTACATAAATACTATATACAACAAAACTAAAACAGCTATTGCTGAAATAAAGCACGTACCAGCACAATACATAAGAAGTGGAAAAGTAGATAGCTTTGGTAAAGTAAATGAGTTTTATTATTCTTATGATTGGTCTAATGAACGTAAATATAAGCCACACGTAATAAAGGCTTTTGATCCTGAGAATAGAACAGACACTTCACAACTATTACAAATTAAAGAATACAATCCACAATCATTTTACTATGGTATTCCTGACTATGTTGGTGGGACTGACTACATACAGCTGGATATGAGTATCGCTGAACTACATCTTGCCAACATAGACAATAATTTTATGCCTAGCTGCATGGTTAACTTTGCAAATGGAATTCCATCTGACGAGGAAAGAATGGAAGTAGAACGCAAATTAAATGCTAAATTTAGTGGCTCAGGAAATAGTGGCAAACTAATCATCACTTTTAATGATGGAAAAGAAACAGCACCAGAAGTAGTACCATTAAATACAGGTGACAATGATGACAAATATCAATTTTTGTCTAGTGAAGTAAATAGAAAAGTATTAACAGCACATAGAATAGTTAGTCCATTATTATTTGGAGTTAAAGCTGAGAGTGGCTTTGGTAACAATGCAGAAGAAATAAAAGACAGTTTTGAACTATTATTGTCTAGTGTTATAAAACCCTTCCAGCACACGCTTTTAGAGGGTTTAGAAAAAGTATTTAGAATAAATGGTATAGATAGCTTAGATATATACTTTAAGACTGTTAAACCTGCCAAATTCATGGATACAGAAAAGATAGTAGACGAAGTAAAGGAGGGTATAGACATAGAAGACGTTACTGTTGAAAAAATGGAGCAACTTATTGCAAACCATAAAAAAAAAAGACACAATTTTAAGGACTTAAAAGACATAGATACTAAGCCAACGCAAGGAATGATTGAAGAAGCAAAGAAAGGCTTAGAATGGAGGAAAGAATACGGAAGGGGTGGCACAGAAGTAGGTGTTGCAAGAGCAAGGGACATAGCAAACGGAAAAAACCTTAGCTTAGATACTATAAAAAGAATGAGTAGTTTTTTTGCTAGACACGAAAAAAGCACAAAAGGTGGTGAAGGTTTTAAGCCTAGTCAAGATGGGTTTCCTAGTGCTGGTCGTATAGCTTGGGCATTATGGGGTGGCGATGCAGGGCAATCTTGGGCAGAAAAAAAGTCAAAGGAAATAGACAATGTTCGTCAAGATATGTCAATAAATGTAGAAGACGATAAGGTTTGCTTGGATTATTTTGATGATATAGGTATTACATTAGATGAAAACGAGTGGTTTGAAGCACACGTAGACGAAATAGAAGACCATAAGCTAGACAAAAGATACCATGAGTTTGCGTATGCTCCAGCAGGAACACCAAACGTAGCTGATAGTTCATCTGACGTTGGAATGTTTAGAATACTATACAGATATTCTCAAACACTATCTGTAAATAAAAAGACAGGACAAATAAGTAGTAGAGAGTTCTGTCAAAAGATGGTAGCTAAGTCAGTAGCAGGAACATTATACAGAATGGAAGACCTAGAGAAAGCATCTACAAAGGCTGTAAATAAAGGTTTTGGAGCTGGTGGTTCAAATACCTATAATATAGCACTTTACAAGGGTGGTGCTAATTGTAAGCATAAATGGGAACGAGTGTTCTATTTTAGAAGACAAGTACCTAAAGGGCAGACGTTTGTAGATATAGATGGCAAGGAATATCAAGAAGGTGAATTTTTACCTAATGGCACACTAAACAACTTTAAGCTAGTGTCACAACAATTTGCTAATGGTAAAATTGATATGCCACAAGATTCAGAAATGAGAAAAACAACGTGGAGAATGAGAAATCACGGATTCTTAAAACCACGAAAAGAAAAAGAAAGGAGTTATAAAACTAATGTAGGATAATATGAGTACAATACAACACGCACTTTTAGTAAGTGCAGAAATGCTAAAAAGAACAGTTCCAATAAGTCAATCTTGTGACGATAACTTAATTCACACAATTATACTACAAGCACAAGACAAATACATATTGCCTGTACTTGGACATGACTTATTTGAAAAAATTAAATCTGACATTGCAGATGGTACACTAACAGGTGTTTATGCAACATTAGTAAAAACATATATTAATAAAGCAATATGTCAATTTACTTATGCTATGTTATTGCCCAATTTAAGAATCAGAAGTGTTCGTCACTCAGTAGTACAAATGGACAACGAGCAAGGTACATCAGTTAGTGCTGACGATATTGCTCCACTTGTTTCTCAAGCTATGGACATGGGTGAGTTCTACCGAGAAAGATTGATAGACTATTTAGTAGACAATTCTAGTTCTTACCCTGAATACAGCTCTAACACAGGCAATGAATTAAGTCCTACAACTAGAAACTATTATAGTGGTATAAACATGGACAGAAACTATGGCAAATCAAATATATTAGCAAAGGCTGTATTGTCAGCTATGGGAGTGAAGGACGTATGTTAAGAGGTAAATACAATACTAAGTTTGCGAAAAGCAACTTTGCTAAATTAAAAAAATATATTAAAAAATTAAGTAATGGCAAATCAAAGACTAACAGACAAGACAGCACTAGATAACCACACTGGTAGTGGTGATCTTTATATGATTGTTGATGTATCTGACACAACAGGTAGTTCAGCAGGAACTTCAAAAAAAATAGATTCAAAATTTGTAATTCAAACAGATAAAATTTCAGTCACAAGTGCTGAGTTTCAAGCTATGGATGCAACAGGTGGTGCAGGTACTTTTAGAACTCTAGCAAATGGTGCTGGAGCTGGTTATGGATTTATACTTTTATCTGCTGTAGTATGTGGAAAATATGTTTCTTCTACTGATTCATCTAATACAAACCTTTATGTTGGTTATGATTCAAGTTCTTCAACACATTATTGGGGAACAGCAGGACGTTTTATGTCAGGTGTAACAGCTGACAGAACTTATAATATGAAATATGTTGCTAGTACAACATCAATGGTAGCTTCAGGAATAGACAACAAGCCATTGTTATTGTGGAGTGGAGGTAATTTCAATGGTGACTTTACAGCAGATGTCTATATTACATATCAAGTAGTGCAACTATGATAAGATTTATATTGATATTAATTCCATTTGTAAGCTATGGTCAGTTTTATAAATACTCCACTATCTATGGAGGAATGTCTTTACAAAGCGAAATAGCACCAATAGAAACATATCAATATATTAACAATGAATTAATAGAAACAACTCCAGACTTTGGTGACAATTATAGGTATTTTATTGGAATAAAAAAATTGTCAAGATTTAAGTTTGAAAAAAAACCTAAATTCTATTATGATGGACTTGAGCAAAATGCAAGTCAATATAGGTCACCTGTTAACAAGTTTGAGTATTTACTACAATATGAAAGAATAAAACAATATGGCAGGGAGTTTAACAATCACACAATTTGGTTTAGATATGTAGGTGAATATACTAGCACTAAAATAATATCTAGTAATAATGGCTATATAGATTTGGTTTATAAATCATTAGACTTGCGTTTTAAGTACGATTTTAAAGGCTTTAGAGCCACTTTAGGTTCTATTGTAAGGAATCACCCTACATATGGCATAAACCCCTTTAAAAACGATTTTCCAAATTACAATGATTTTAAAGAAACAGCAATAGCTTTGGGTTATGAGCAAGAATTTTACTACATAGATGCAAACCAAAATGGACATTTAGATAGACTAGAGCAGTCGTTTTTTAGATGGATTAAAGACGGTAATATAGTTGCACAAAACAATGCACAGTTTTTACAATATTATGGTACTATTCCAACAAGATACAATCAACAAAAACTAGAAGAACTAGGCAATCAATACAGCATAAGTGGTGTTGTGGGTTTGTCTTATTATTATTATCAAGACAATTATTTTATACTAGCTTATGGCAATTACTTTTTTGTAAATAAAGAAATTACAGAATATGGTAGCACTAGCAATGATTACGACTATGGTGTTATAGGTAATTACAAGCTATCTAAGACACTATCTATATATACGCAAATAGAATACCTTAATTACTTTGGAAGGGAAAATAAAAATATAAATATCGGCTTAAATTATATAATACTATGAAAAGACTAATATGTAAAATAATTAAATTTTTAACCTTTGGCAGCCTTTGTGGTGGCTGTTGTAATAAATGTGACAAATGAAAATAAATGAAAAAAGCGAGTTTACGCTTGACCTTAAAACGATTATACTTATAGTGGGTTTTATAATATCACTATCAGCTACATACTACACCTTACAAGCTGACATTGAAGAAGCAAAAAAACTACCTAAGCTACCTATAAGTGAAAAGGAATTTGAACTTAAAGACGAGCTGATAAGAACTACAATAATGAGCAATGCAGATAGGTTAGAGAAAATAGAGAATAAATTAAATAAAATAGATGAAAGGTTGTATAACATTAATAATAAGTAGTATAGCTTTTGTGTGTTATTCACAAGTATCTGTTATACATTTTAATAGTAGTTGGAATACGGAAAATTCTATCGACATAAGTCAGCTTAAAGATTGTAAAAAAGAAAGTGTTCTAATTTGTCACAATGAAGACTTAAAAGATAAATACAATATTAAGTCTGTACCTACAATAGTTATACTAGACGAGGGTGCTGAGGTTACAAGGTTTGAAGCTAATATAATGATGGAGCTAAATGTAACTAGAAAAGACATACAAAAACAAATAGACAAAATATACTTAGCTAAATTTGAATAATGAGAATAAGCAAAAATTTCACATTAGCAGAACTTACTAAAAGCAATACAGCTACAAGACTTGGTATTTCTAACACGCCCGACAAGGAAGGAATACACAAACTCAGACTTTTAGCCACTGAACTTTTACAACCACTCAGGAATGCAGTTGGTTCTCTAAGGGTAACAAGTGGCTATAGGTCTGAAAGCCTTAACAAAGCAATAGGGGGTAGTTTTAAACTTGATGAAAATGGAAACTATGTTGCACTATCACAACATTGTAAATGCGAGGCTGTGGACTTACAGTTTGTTAAACGTGGACGTATGGACAATATGAAAATCTTTAATGCTATTGTTACACTAGGTTTGGATTTTGACCAATTGATATTAGAGTTTGGTGGTGCAACAGCAGACAAGGATAGTGACAATCCTGATTGGATACATATAAGCTGGAAGGTAACAGGAAACAGAAGACAAATTCTGGTTGCTTATAAAGATGAAAACAACAGGACTAAATATAGACCTAAAAAAAATTATTACGCAATATGAGTATCTTAAGTAAATTATTCGGCAATATGTCACTAGATGTTAATAAACTCGTTGATAACGTAGTAACAACTGATGCTGAACGTAAAGAATTAAAGATTAAATTGAAACAGATGATTTTAGATGCTCAAGCAAATGCAGAAGAACAAATAACTAGAAGGTGGGAAAGTGATAATAAGGCGGGTTGGTTACCTGCTAACATAAGACCACTAACTCTAGCCTTTTTAATTATATCAACAGTGCTACTAGTATTTATTGATAGTGGTACAATTAGTTTTAATGTAGATGATAAATGGAAATCACTTTTAGAAATATGCCTAATAACAACAATAGGAGCTTATTTTGGGAGTAGAGGGTTTGAAAAAATTAAAAAGAAATAAAACAATTAAAAGAATATCGGTTACGCTTAACAAAGTCTGAACACGACTTAATAAAAAATATACGCCAATCCGAAGGTAATAGCTTAAATAATGTCCTTGTTATTGGCGACCTTCACGAGCCATTCTCTCTTGATAAATACCTAGAATTTTGTATATCTAAATATAACGATTTTGATTGTACAGAAGTTGTATTTATTGGTGACGTTATAGATAACCATTACAGTTCATATCACGAAACATCAGCAGACGGATTAGGTGGTGCTGATGAATTAGAGTTTGCAATCAAAAGAATAGCACGTTGGTACAAAGCGTTCCCAGAAGCAACTGTAATAGTCGGTAATCACGACAGAATGGTGATGCGTAAAGCACAAACGTCAGCAATACCTAGTAAGTGGATTAAAAGCTACAAGGAAGTCTTAGAAGTGCCAAATTGGAATTTTGTTGAACGATATGTAAAAGATGGTGTTCAGTATTTACATGGTGAAGGGGGTACAGCACGAACTAAGTGTAGAGCAGATATGATGAACACAGTACAAGGACATTTACATACACAAGCATATACAGAACATTATGTAGGTCAAAATTTTAGAATCTATGGTTGCCAAGTAGCATCAGGCATAAACTTTTCAAAATATTCGTTTGCATATGCTAAAGCAGGAAAAAAACCAGCGATAGGTTGTGCTGTCATTTTGAATAATGGAAAATTACCTATAAATTTACTAATGGAATTATGAGTAATAATAAACACATATACGTTAGAGATATTAAACTAGATGCGGAATATAGTTATGACAAGAATAATAATAAAGTCTTTAATACTAAAAAACTTCGCAGACATTTTAATCTTATACTAAAGAACTTAAAATAGAATAGCACCTGTATACAGGGTTAAATCTCCTGTTACCCTGTAATATAAGTAGTGTTCAATGCAGGTGCTTATTCTATCCAGTACGACTTTACATTGGCTGTATTGCCATATCTGGTGTTTACAGTAATGTATTTAGATTGGATATTTATTCCTATTTCTTTAAGCTGTCTGATTACTCCTTGCAAGTCAGCAATACCGAGATCATACATAGCATTAAAAGTTGATATTGTTTTACCTTCTTTTAAATAGTTATATAATGTGTGTTTTTGTGTTCCTTTTTTCATAATTAAGTAGTTAATAAGTTTTTGTAATATTCTTCTTGTACTGGATCGTCTTCAATGATTCCTATTATTTTGAACTGAGCTTCACCTTGTTCTCTTAATTGCTTAAGAAAGCTGTCTAGTTGTTTTTCTGTGCCTTTAAATTTAATGTGGTTGTAGCTTGATTCTATATCAGTTGTTTGCACTCCTGATATAAATGGATCATTTAGTTGCACGTTCCAATAGCCTTTGCCTTGTATTATATAATCTTTCATAATTTTTTTATTTAAAATTTTAGTGATTCCTTTTGATAGTTCTTATTAAAAACTTCTATTATTTCTTCTTTGGTTATTGGGTAGTCAGATAATTTTTCTACACAATCTGTAATGTCACCAGTCCAAAAACATTCGTGGTTAGATAATTCTCTATATATTATATTCTCAATACCGTTTTCTTTTATATCCCTTTCAATGGCTAATTTATAAATACCCTCTAAAGCATTTACTACTTTAAATCCATTTTTTTTCGGACAAAACATACCCTGCCCTAAGCTTGCGATTTTATTTTTTTTGCTTAAATTATGCTTTTTTAATCCTTCCTCAAATTGCTTATCACTAAAAGCAAAGAATACTTTCATTTCTTTAAATAAGGCGCTTTGACCTTCTTCCATATAGTCTGATAAATACTTCATAGTTTATATATTAAAAATTAGTGTGATTAAAAATCTGCCTATAAAATAGCTTGTAGCTATTGTTAAAAATATCCTTGTTTTCATATCTATTTATTTATTTGTTTAACAATGTACTCAACATCACCTAGCTTAGTAATGTATTCAGTACGTTCATTAGAATCTTTTATATTGTCAGCTAAGACAAATAATTCGTATAAGTGGTCTAGCATTTTTTCTTTCATTATAAAGTGTTTTAATAATTAGTATGACACAAATATAAAAAAAATTTTATATACAAAGCAAATAGCTATTAAAAAAACTTTATAAGTTATTAACATTTGTATTGTTAATAAGTATTAAATATATTTTAGTTTATTACAAAAAAATTTACTAGTATTGTAAAATAATTATAAATAAATTAATATGGATTCAAAAATAAAAGACTTAATAGAATATGGAATGTATAAGAAGAAAATTAATAAAGTACAGTTGGCTTCATATATGAATATGTCATATCCTACAATAAGCACTAAGATTAATAATGGTAGCACACTAAAGTTTAGTGAAGCTAAAAGACTAGGTAATATATTAGATATAGACTTAGGTAAATTTTTAAAAGATTAAATATGAATAAAAAAGATATATTAAATAGATTATTTGTAGAGAATAATTTAACAGAAGAGGACGTGTTTTCGCATCAGCATTACAAAATTATAACTAGAGCAGGTATTGATAAGATACAAGCTAATATAGATATAAGTATATTCTATGAAGTTGTAAGATGTGAGCCACATTTTGCAGTAGTAAAAGCTGTGGCAACAATGGGTGATAAAGAAATAGAAACATTTGGTAGTGCTTTAAAAGGTAATACCTTTAAAGATGGAAATACTAATAGTTGGTATGTTATGGAAATGGCTGAGAAAAGAGCTATGTCAAGAGCAGTTTTAAAATTAGCAGGATTTTACGAACTTGGTGTTTTTGGCGAAGACGAAAGCGAATCATTTAAAAGAAGTAATAATTAATAAATAAAAAGATATGTATAAAATTAACGGAAGAATAACAAATATAGAGAATCAAAATATAAACACAGCAAATGGTGATTTTGTAAAAAAATTAATTACAATAGAGGAATCAGATTCAGGATTTAGTCACACTATGCAGTTTGAATTATTTGGTAAATCTAAAGCTGATATAATAGAACACTCACAAAAATTAGCTGTAAATCAATATGTAGATATTGACTTTTACATAAAGTGTAGAGAATATAAGGGCAAGTTTTACAATACTCTAATGATTAAAAATTGTAGAATAAGACAACAGGAAACTATGGAGTCTATTGCAAATGATAATGCACCATTTTAATAATATCCCCCTTGAAATATAGGGGGTTTTTTATATATTTAACTATGAAAAAAACTTATTTTAATCACGATAGTACAGCTAGAAATGACTATCGTATAATAAAACTTAGAGCTACACTTGGTTATGAAGGTTATGGTATATTCTGGGCATTATTAGAAATGTTATTTACAGAAGAAAATAAAATTTGTAAAAGCCAATATGATATTCTTGCCTTTGGTTTACAATGTGAAACAGAAAAACTAAGGGCGGTAATAGAAGACTTTGACTTATTTGTTATAGAAGACAACTGTTTTTATTCTAAGCGTTTAAATAATCAAATAGAGCAGATAAATAACAAGTCAATTAAGGCAAAAGAAAATGCAGCTAAAAGGTGGAATAATGCAAACGCTATGCCAACGCAAAGCAATAGCAATGCTAGTAAAGTAAAAGTAAACAAGAGTAAAAGTAAAAGTATAGAAGAAAGAATAGAGGACTTTAAAAAGTCCATACACGCAATAGAAGGAATAAGTGATGAAGATAAAAATGATTTCTTCCTTTACTGGACAGAAAAAAATAAGAGTGGTTCTAAGTTTAGAGCTGAGATGCAACGCACATTTGACATAAACCTAAGATTAAAAAGATGGGCATCTAATGACTTTAATAAAAACCAGCAGTCAAAATTTCCTGAATACTTTGATGAATACACATTTAAAAAGCTAGATGCAAAAGGGCAGCAGGAATATACTAAGTATTTAAAGGACTTAGGATTTGAAACAGTATATAGTCCAACAGCAGGTACAGTATGGAGAAAAAAGCATAAAGTATGATAGAAGTATTAAAACATTTATTTGGAATTTGTGGTGAACCGCATATCAACATATTTACAATACTAATGACAACACCAATAGTATCTTATTTAATTTATAAATTTTACAGATGAAAAAAAGGACATTAAATCAAAATACAGAATATCAATTGCAAATAGCAGTGTGCAAATACTTAGACCTACAGAATGTTTTATACTGTGGATCAATGGGCGGACAGTATCAAGCACATATGTCACAGAGAATAAAGGCAAAAAAGTCTGGCTATAAAAAAGGTTTTCCAGACTTATTTATCTATGAGCCAGTAGGCAAATGGCATGGTTTAGCAATAGAATTAAAGACAGGATATAATAGAGCAACTAAAGAACAATTAAAGTGGCGAGATGAATTAAACAAACGTGGTTATGTTGCTGAGATATGTAATGGAATAGACGAAACAATTAGTGTAATAGAAACCTATTTAGCAGGTTGTATAAAATGAAAGTAAGACCAACATTTTTTAATAGTAGAAATGAAAGATTGCACTGGGATTATGAAGATACTAACAATTGGTTGTTTAAAATAATCTATAGAATAGGTACAACATGTAGAGAACAAAATTATATATTGAGGGACTTAAAACAAGACAAAAACATCATTGGATATATTTATAAAAAAATACACCAAAAATTTGATGTCATTGAAATTGAAGTCGATAGGTTCACAAAAACAGAATACGATATGGCTAAAAACATTGGAGTACCAACAGTATTAGATTGTGTTAAAACTAAACCAGTATATAGAAAAAAACTACGAAAAGCTAAAACAAATAGCAGAAAAGATTACCAGCTGCAAGAAGTATGATTGTGACGATTTATTGCACGATACAATAGTGGCTTTATACGATAGTGACAAAGAAAAAATAGAAAAACTAATAGACAAAAATGAACTTATATTCTGGATAGCACGAATTATGGTCAATCAGTATCACAGTAAAACGTCACCTTTTTATAAAAAGTATAGAAAATACTATACACTTTTAAATGATAAATTTGTATTAGGAACATGGCAAGATCAATATATTAATGCAACACCTGAAAGAATACACAGGATAATAGAAGAAGACGGAGTAGAACTAAAAAAACAATTTGAAAAAGACTTAGAACGTGTAAATGAAAAGCTAAAGCAAATACACTGGTTTGATTCGGAATGTTTTAGAATATATCACCAGACAGGAATGTCATTGAATGAATTTTCTAATCAATGTGGTATTAATAGAAATACGTTATATAAATCAATTATTAAAGTAAAAAAGATATTTAATGAAGACTTCTAAACCACGTGGACTTGGAGATAACATAGAACAGTTCACAGAAAAAACAGGGATAAAAAAGGTAGTAAAAAAGATATTTGGTGACGATTGTGGGTGTAGTGAACGTAGGGACAAGCTCAATGCTATGTTTCCAAACTTTCAAAATATACGTCCTTTTACTAAAGATGAAAAGGCAATATATGAACAAGTGATGCCAGATGTTGACAAAACAAAGACAGTAACAAAACAGCAACAATATATTTTAAATGGAATATATAAAGCTGTATTTAACACAGATGCTAAGTTTAGTAATTGTAGTCCATGTGTTAAAAGAACGTTAGACAATTTAAGAAAAGTATACGAAAAAAGCTGTGACCTATGAGCCAGACATTTAGATTTTGTTGTAGTTGCGTAAGAGTAACGCTAATGGAAAAAGGCAAATGCCACTTTTGTAGTGGTGATTTTATATTAACTTCACCTAGTGATAACTTACATAAAGTAGATAGACGTGCAAAAGCATACGAAAGTATATTTTGATTTTTTTGGTTATGATGAAAGTTCATTTATAGAGTGTGAGTTCTGTGGTTCAAAAGCAGTAGACATACATCACCTTGAACGTAGAACAGGCAACAAAATTACTAATAACTACATAGAGAACTTGGTGGCTTTGTGTCGTGACTGTCATAATAAATGCAACGAAAGTAGCTTTAATATGTATGTTAGAATAAAACACTTGGAGCTAGTATGTATGCAAATACATGGATTAATACAAATAAATAAAAGATTAAATGGAATTAGAAAAGGTAAAAATTGAACAACTAGAACCAGCAACGTACAATCCAAGACAGATAAGTACAAAGCAATTTAACGACCTTAAAGAATCAATTACAAAGTTTGGAATGGTTGACCCCCTTATAGTAAATAAATGTTATACAATAATTGGTGGTCATCAACGCTACAAAATATGTAAGCAATTAGGCTATAAAGAGATAGGTTGTATAATACTAGACCTTGACAAAGAACAAGAGAGAGAACTAAATATACGTTTAAACAAGAATACAGGAGAGTTTGACATGGATATTCTAGCTAATGAATTTGACATAGAGGAACTTACAGACTGGGGGTTTAAGGAAATTGACTTAGGATTAAATATAGATAAAATTACAGAGGGCAATACAGAAGATGACCATATACCAGAAGTAAAAGAAAGTAGAGTTAAGCTTGGTGATGTTTGGCAACTTGGAAAACACAGACTAATGTGCGGAGATAGCACAAAAGAAAGTGATGTTGAAAAGTTAATGAATGGACAGAAAGCTGATATGGTATTTACAGACCCCCCTTATGGAATTAGTTATTCTTCTAATATGCGAACCAAAACAGAAAAGTTTAAAGAACTAAAAAACGATAATATATTTTTAAATCAATGGATTCCATTAATTAATAAGTTTAGTAATGGCTTTGTTTATGTGTGGACATCTTGGAAAGTGTTAGACACTTGGTTAGATATGTGTAAAGAAATAGGTGAATTAACTAATATGATAATTTGGTTTAAAGGGGGGGGAGGTATCGGTGATTTAAAAAAAACATTTTCATCTGATTATGAAATAGCTCTAGTATATAATAGAGATAATGAAATAACAGGAAAAAGACTGGGAAGTGTTTGGGAAATTGGAAAAGATAGCAACAGTAGTTATAAACACCCAACACAAAAACCTGTTGAACTTTCAGAAACAGCAATAAAAAATACAAGTATTAAAAACAATATAATTTTAGATTTGTTTCTTGGTAGTGGTTCAACATTAATAGCTTGTGAAAAAACTAACAGGACTTGTTATGGTATGGAATTAGACACAAAGTATTGTGATGTAATTATAGAAAGATGGGAACAGTTTACAGGACAAAAAGCAACTAAGTTATGAAATACTATAAAAGGTGGCACGAATACACAAAAGGTGAAAAACCTAAAGAGAAAAACTATACAACACAAAGTATATGTAGTTTAAAAAATAATAAATTAAACAAAAGAATAACGGAATAAAAACGGAAACAATGAACAAATTTCCTAATAAAGCAACAAGATTTAGTTCTGAAAACCAGCCAGAAAAACGTGGACGACCTAAAGGGAGTAGGAATGTAGCAACTGTATTAAAAGAATTATTGTCAGTACAAGATACTAATATGGGTGGTGTCGGTGACTTTGGTTCACCAATAGCAAAAATGTTAATACAAATAGCGTTCCATAAGGATAGTAATAACAATGAAAAGTTAAAAGCAATAAAAGAAATATTAGACAGGATAGAAGGTTTGCCAGACCAGAATGTTAATGTTTCAGCAAAACCCCCATCTTGGATAAATGATGACGACGAAACAAGCTAAACCATATTATGATTTAAAAAGCTCTAATAAGCGAATATGTGTATTGCAAGGGGGAACAAGGAGTGGAAAGACATACAGCGTTCTAATAGCTTTGATTGAGTTTGCATATAAGAATAAGGGTAAAGGTCTATATATTACAATAGCACGTCAAACCTTGCCTAGCTTAAAGGCAACATCAATGAGAGATTTTTTTGACATACTAAACAAAGAGGGGTTGTATGATGAACGTAACCACAACAAGTCAAATCACATCTACATATTGTATGGCAACTATTTCGAATTTATAAGCTGTGATTCTGAGCAAAAGGTTAGAGGGCGTAAAAGAGCTGTATTATTTATGAATGAATGTAATGAGTTTAGCATGGACACATTTATTCAGTTGTCATTAAGGACTACATACAAGATAGTAATTGACTTCAATCCAAGTGAAGAGTTCCATTGGTTGTATTCACAAATTATAGATTCAGACAGGCAAGACGTGGACTTCTTTGTATCTACATATAAGGATAATCCATTTTTAGAACCTGCAACAATAAAAGAAATAGAACGTCTAAAAGAAGTGGACGAAAACTTATGGCGTGTTTTTGGTGAAGGTCGGCGAGGGGTTGCGACTGAAACCATTTTCACGTCATTTAACATAATAGACGAAATACCAGACAACGCAAAAGAAGTGGCACTTGGATTAGATTTTGGTTATAGTGCTGACCCTACAAGTCTTGTAAGAGTTTATAGACATGACCTAGATTTGTATATTGATGAGCTAATATATGAACGAGGCTTAACAAATCAAGACATTGGAAACAGAATCAAAGAACTAAATATTGACAGAAGGTCTGAATGTTTTGCTGATTCTAGTGAGCCTAAGAGTATAGAAGAGATTTTTAGAATGAGTGTTCTAAATATAAAGGGAGCTAAAAAGGGACATGATTCTGTACGTATTGGAATAGACGTTATGAAAAGACACAAAATTAACATAACAAAAAGAAGTGTCAACACCATAAAAGAATTTAGGAATTATAAGTGGATTAAGGACAAGAACAATCAAATCACTAACAAGCCAATAGACGCTTTTAATCACACAATCGACGCTGTTAGGTACGTGTGTTTAAATAAGCTGATGGTGTCTTATTCTGGCAAGTATTATATTAGTTAGACAAATTAGTAAAAATTATATTTATAAAAAATGAAGCAGATAAAACTAACAGTTCCGAATAATTGGAATGACATAACAATAAAGCAATATCAAGAACTAATTAAAATACTTGATAGCAAGAAAAAGGAAAAACAAAAGATAATGGACATGGTGTCATTGTTCTGTGGTGTAAGTAAAAAGGACTTAAATAACTTTGCTTATGGTGACGTTGAAAAGATAGGTAACATTTTAAAAAAGATGACTAATGAAGACCCATCAGAAATTAAAATGACTAAGCACGTTAAGTTCAAAGGGCATGACTATTCTGTTATTCCTAATATGTCAGAAATGACAACAGGTGAGTTCGTTGACTTAGAGAGTTATTGTGAAGACGTGACAGCAAACCTGCATAAAATAACAGGTGTTTTGTATAGAAAGCAAACAGAAAAAGTAAATAGGTGGGGACGTTATAAGGTTGAGGACTATGACCC